AGCGTAAGTCAGTATCGTACTGTTGGAGTAGAAAATCTGCCGGAGTTCTGCGATCCCGTCCTCGTCGTAATCCACGTACAGATAAGACTCGTAAACCTCGACCTCTTGCATTGACTCGTCGAGACTGTCCTGCTCGTATGGTTCTTCACCAGGAGAGTATCGAGCGATCCGCTCCTCGGTAAAGTCGAGACTGTTGTAGACAGGAAGGCTGTATACCTCGTCCTTGTCGAACCCCATCTGAACGAGTTCCGACCGCGGCATCAGCCTGCGGTGCGCCATAAAGGGTGATTTCGTTTCACCGAACCGCGCTTTCTTGCTGACGATCAGTTCTTCGGGAGGAATACAGTCAATCTGAATCCGGCCTGACTTGGTTTTCTTGCGGACGACAACATTGTGCGAACGATTGACTTGATCGACAACCGTACCGTCCGGCATCTGCATCTGCGATACGGATTCTTCCGTCTCCTGGCCGACGATCTCCATCGTACCGTCAGACAGTAGTAGGACAAGCTCGGTGTCCGACAGACCGCGGTAGGTTTCCTCGTCTACCTCGATCTTTTCTTCCCAGACCGCTTTTACCGTCCCGGTCTTGGCAAGCAGAGCGTCCTTGAACCAGTCATGCAGGATGGCAAAACCGTTGTTGTCCTTGCTAAACACCCAATTACCGTAGTCCGTCGCCTGATCTGCGCCTTCCTCATCGCCTGGGCCAACAGGCTCGTATCTGGCAATCTCATCGTTTGCAGTGAATACGCGAATCAGTTGCGGCAGCGCACCATCGATAACCTCTGCCACCTCGCCAGTGACGATCTGGCTGCGACCTTCTTGCTCGTTGCCGTAAGGGTTTCGCAGGTAGTAGTTAAGTGCTTCGGCACGTTCTTCCGTGGTTTCGCTGTCCAGCATCCCGATAGCATCGTCGATCTCTGCTTGCAGAATGCCGGTAAGAGTCCCGTTATCCATTTACCACCTCGCGCCGAAAATATTTCCGCTTCTCTGGATCTTTCGTCTCCAGTTCAGCAAGTTTCTTCTCTAGTTCAGCAACCCTGCGTTGAAGTTCTTCAAACTCGCGCTTCTGAACGATGAAACCTTGTGGCATTAGCATCAGACCACCCACCTTGTATTAACGTTGATCGGCTTCGACCAGGATGATGTTTCATTCAGACCGACTGCAAGATAACGAAATGCGTCCGATCCGTGGCTAGACCAATCGTGTAAGGGTCTATCATAAAAGACTTTCTGCTTTTCGTCGAAAGTCCGGCGGTAGTTCCGCAGGCAGTTCAACCCTTCGCTCGTTTGCGGGATGTTGAACCAGCAGCGGGGCAAAAGTCTGCGGACAGCTTGGATACCGTCATCAACTGACAAACGTGGCGCAATCGTGCAACTGAGGTCAGCCTGCTGCAAGACCTCCAACCGAGACTTTCCCGATCCTAGTTCTCTGACCTGTACGTCGTGCGGGACGATGTGCTCGGCCTTGTGCCAACCCTTGTTCCGCAGTTCTCGGACGTACCAATCCAGTCCGACTCCGTGGTTCTCAATGTAGTCTAGGAGTCTGACTTCTTGTCCGTGGACTTGTGCGATCCAGATCGAAGTCGAGTCGCCAATGCCGAGATCCCAAGCAGCAAACGTCTTGCAGAGATCATCACGGACGATAGAGCAGAAGCGACCTTCTCCCTCCATCTGGTTAAGAATTTGACCATAGTAAGCCCCCTCGACAGCAGCATGGAATGAACACTCAAACTCTTGGTCGTACTTGTCGCGCCCCATCTCTCGCAGCGCATCATCTAGTTCTGACTGAGCAATGATCTTCGTCTGACTGGCGCGGAACTCGAGCAACTTCCACCCAGGCTCACCCTGTGCCCTGTTCCGCAGATCGTAGAAGTGATTCTGGCCTTTAGGTGTGCCGATAAACATTGCCCAGCCTTGACGGTCGGCTAGGGCAGGTCGGATCACTTCGTTCCATATCTTTGGATTCTGATCCCCCACCTCGTCCAGTACCACTCCGTCAAAGTAAGATCCACGTAGTGAGTCGGGATTGTCGGATCCGTACAGTCCGATCCTGCGATCCCAGAAATCGACACGAAGCTCTGAAATGTTTGGTGTGGCTCCTAGCGGACGCGTGTAGTGGAGCAAGTAGTCCCAGGCAATGCGTTTGCTCTGTGCATAGGTTGGCGCAATGTAAGCGAATCGTGGACGTTCTTTCTGGCACATCACCGCAGACTTTACCAACTGGTTGATGGCACTGACAGTCTTGCCTAAACGACGATGCGCCACTACCACCGTAAAGCGGTGATCGTCCATCGCCTGATGGATCTCAAGCTGTGGCTCCCTCGGGCTGTAGGGAATGATTATTTCTCGGCTGCCCAAGTCACCACCATCTGCATTGGCTGATTCTGGTCGCCTGCTACCTCTGTCCTTGCCAGCTTCGGAATGTGATACTCGATAGCTCTCAAGTACAGGTCAGCGGCTTTGGCTGGGTCAGGCTTAACCTTGTCACCATCGCCGATAGCAACGGTTTGGAGCCACAAAGCGAAGTTCTCTGCATTGTCCTCCGCTACCCGCCTGATAGCCTCTCTAACGTCCTTTGTGGTCTTATTAGGGATACCCGGTGGCCTTCCCCGACCGTCGTTAGGCTTTTTCCTTCTACTTCCTACTTTTTCTTCCACTTTACCGACTCCTATCGGGTCATCGGTTGACTTTACGTTGATCGCTGACGGATTAGCTGGTCAACATCAGCGTTGCCTTTTTGCTCGGCAGTTGGAGCGAACAATGCTCGGCTTCTGCTGTCTGTAGTGTCTGGCTCGCACAGGTAATAGACTGCGAAACTGTTGCGGGTGACATCTGCTGGACAGGTTAGCGGGGCTGGTAGTCCATGCCAACTGCCACGAGTATCGAAAATTATAGCCCGATTGAACTTTGGTTCAACTGCTTTTACCAGTGTGTCGGGGTCTTTGTACAGTCCGAGGTGACCTCCCCACTCTGGCTTCCATCCTGGCGTCAGGTACACAATCAGGTTCAACCGTCGCTGTAGGTGGAGTTTCGGGTGCAGGTTGTAGTCCAGGTGGACGTTTAGCTTTCCTCCCCTGCCGTGTTGGTGTAGCCCTCCACCGTGCAACCCGACATCTGGCATGAGGTCTGCCTTGGTCAGCCGCTCCAGTATCTCCGTGAAGTGAGGACTAAGCAGGTATTGGAATGCCTTGTATGTCTCAGGCTTGAAGTGATGCCAGTCGTTGCAGGTCTGCTTGACCTCGAGCGGGTTGTCGTAGCGGAACCAGCAGTCATCGTCCTTGGCGGGAAACTCTCTTGCTAAGTTGATCGCGTCAGCGAAAAAGTCATCGACAATGCAATGCCAGAATGGGTGCGGGTCAACAATCACTACAACATCTCCCGCCTATTGATGGTTTACGTTTGCTTGACTTTCTGCGCCGGTTAAAGTAGTCTTTGTTCTCCCACACTACGCACAAGATCAATTCTATGAAAATCACCCTTGAGGTTACCTCGTATGACATCGGTGGGCCTGACGTTGATGTCCAACCAGACCATGATTTTTTGCTACTCAGCGCCGCATCACAACAAGCTCTTGTCGAGGAAGCGATCCGATCACTGCAACACTACATCACAATGATTACTCTCCCTGAAGTAGACGCTTCAGACGTTTAATCTGTTTCTCGTCCATAAACATCGAAATACCTTCCCCAGCAGTAGACAACGAACCTCTAGTCAACTGATGAGGGTCAGCATACACCCCTGCCCTTGGCCCAGGTTTGTTCATTTGTGTTGGAAGAATTCTTTGATAAACCGGCTGCATGAACTCGCTTATCGGAGCGCCAATTGTGTTGCCGACAAAAATCCCAGGCATATCGTATCCATAAGCGCCATGCGTTCCAGGTCTTGTGCCGAGTTGCGGCAATGCTTCGTAAATTGAATCTCCCATCAAGAAAGACGGTTTGTTCATTACGTTTACATCTAGAATTGCATTCTGCAAGTCTGGATAATTGAATCCAATCCCTTTCTCAGCAGCGACTGAACTTGCTTTGTCAACAAAGACTTTTCGTAAGTCTCCAGGGCTACCGGCCTTTAGCCCTTCACCAGTTAACAGTTGCTCTGCTGCTTTTGGATCGTTCAGACCAACAAAATCCTTGTACTTTCCTTTGACGCCTTTTACCGTTGCAGAACGTATACGATCAGAAATAGTTTCAAGAATTGCTGGGTCTGGGTTTGTTGCTTTTATTAACGCTAAAAGGCCTAGAGTCGGGCCTGTCGAAAAGTTCTCGCCGCTTCTTGGCATGGTATGTGGCGCCATAAACACTCGTCCAGTGCCGCCCATCGCCAAATTTTCTTCAATAGCTTGAAGTGCCCTATTGTTTTGTGCAGTAGCCGCACCCCTGTTGGATGCATAACCAATCTTATTGGCTATGTTTTTTTCATCCATCATATACATCAACCCACCTGGAGTAACAAATGCGTTTGCCCCAAGCGGAACTTCACTGACGTTAGTAACCAATACATTGCGGCTTAACATATCGGTTGGATACGTCATCATGCTGCCGCCTAAAAGATCATCATAATTTATTGGCCGACGAGGAACAATCCCAGGAAGTTGTTGTGTTTCGTACCTTGTCCCAACCAACGGATCAATATTTTTGGGCGTCGTCGTTCTGTATGCCATACCTGCCATTACTGGGAGCGATTCCAGCAACCCAGGAGCCTGCATAGCGGCCTTGAACGCACCGACAGGCGCACTGACAGCAGGCATATTGCCGACAGCCTGACCCGTCCTGTAAGCCTGTTCTTCCCCGTACTCCGGCCTATCCAGCCCCAACAATCCCCGACCAAACGGGCCAGCAACATTAGCGAACGGCTGGCCGATATTCTGTTGATAGGACTGATACGCCTGCTGAAGTCCAAGCGCACGAAGAAGTTGGCTCATGTCCATACGTCACCGCTTGTTTCTGGCACTGATCGCTTTTGCCTTTGCCTTAGCATCGGCCTTGCTGGATGCACCCCAGGCTTGCAGAGACAGCAGCAGACGAGTCGGCTTACCGTCCTTGCGCTCCGGCCCCGGCATATTGCCCATCCTTGCCAGGAACGATGCTCTCCGCGGGTTGTCGCCTGACTTAACGGGAGGCTTTAGATCGCTACC